AAAGCCCAATCTGATCCACGCTGTTTTCGCTCATCCATTTCCCGTAAACGTTGTAAATCATCTGTGACGAAGCGTGGCCCATCTGCTGGGCAATGAAGTTAGGGTTGGCACCGGCGCTAAGTGACCAGCAGGCATATGTATGTCGGGACTCATAGGCCTTCCGATGGCGAACGCCCGCTTTTCGCAGCATCCTGTTCCATGCCCCGTTTATTGAGCCTGGCGAATACCATTCGCCTCCCTGGCCATTCCGCGACGAAATGCGTGGAGAAAAAACGAAAGTGCAGTCGTCTTCTCTCGTTTTATCCTTTTCCCGCAGGTTAACCACTACTACCTGCTGGCGACTCATTCGAGTAAAAGGCATCTGTTTTTTCAGGGCAGCGATCGCTGGCTGCGTCAGCAGTATTTCCCTCACGCCTGATTCGGTTTTAGGTGGAGTAAAGTGATCACTGACAGCCATATTTCGCGTAACTTTAATTACCCATTTTTCAGTATCAATATCTTCCCACGCTAAGGCGCAAATCTCCCCATGCCTCATACCAGTATAAACAGCAAGCTCCCACAGGTTGGTAATTTGCTCGCACGGAGAAACAGCCATAATCCGCTGAAATTCTTCTCTGGTAAGCGGATCAGGACAGGCTCTGGCCTTTTTCAATGGCGATATTGAGCCCATCGGGTTGATATCGATATACCGGTTATCGAGAGCAAACTTCATCATGCCTCCCAGACATGCCATATATGCGTTAACGGTTGGTACGGTTCGCCCCTTCTTTGCGCTGCGATTCTTCTGGTGCTTTCCCAGAAACTGAAAACCCGTCAGCAATTCTTTTCTGTAGGCCAGTAAGCTCTCATTCGTTACAGAGCGTAGATTAGTTTCAGACCCCATGATCTGGCAGCAAACATTCATATATGACGTATAGCGGTTAAGCGCATTTTTGGTCAGTTCCATGGATTTCAGCGAAAGCCATTTATTCACCATTTCTCCCAGGGTGACATCCATTCGGGCGCCACCAAACTTTATCAGGTTGGGTGAGTTGGGAAACTGCTCGGCATAGTTAAAGCTGCCTGTTTTAATCGCATAGCAGACCGCAGACCGAAGCTCTCCGGCCCGCTTCCTGTTTTTAGGGGTGTCTGGCACCCCCAGGTTTTCTCTGACTCGCTTTCCTTTGTAAATAAACCACAGGCGCAGGCTGCCGCCGTGGCACTCTACGCCAGTCGGATACTTTGTCATGACGCTTCCTTTATGTTGAACGGGAGGCTATTTAAGCAGATTTCTTGCGAGGAATGGCAGCGGGTTGTCTTTCAATCCAGCGATCAATCTCTTCCCTGTTATAAAAGCACGCACTGTTGTCACGCGGTTGGCCGTCTGGCGAGATGTGTCGATACTCCCGGCCCTCCATCCATGAGCACTCACGCGCGCTCTTAATCGTGTTCTTTTTCAAGCCGGTGATTTGCATCAGAACGGCTTCTGACACCCACTTATTAGGGGTGAGAAGGATAACATTTTCCATAGGGGCCTCTTTGGTTGCGATGATGTGGGGGAGGGTGATTAAGGTTTCAGGAATAAAATCCAGTGCGTTTTGTCGCACTTGCCGGTGCGCTGCCAGATAGTCGGTTTCTGATCGGTCAGGGCGATGACCTGGCTAACCGGTATCTGCGTTTCGTTCCATTTGAAGATAAGCGTGCCGCGTGGCCGCAGTACGCGGAATGCTTCAGCGAATCCCGCCCGGATGTCATCTCGCCATGTTTCCTTATTCAGTGCGCCGTACTTCTTTCGCATCCAGCCATTTTCTCCGGCACGGTCGAGGTGCGGCGGATCGAAAACAACCTGAGCGAAAGTATCAGCAGGGAATGGCAAATTGCGGAAATCAGCAATCACATCCGGCGCGATATTGAGAAGCCTGCCGTCACTGAGCGTATGGCTTTCGCTGCGTACATCAGAAAAAACAGCTCTGCTGTCCTGCTTATCCAGCCAGAACATGCGAGAGCCGCAGCACATATCTAAAATGGCTGCCTCACTCATTTCATCTCCTTATCCACCACGCGCACGAAGTAGACCAGCCATTGTCTGGCCGGGTATCTGCCAGGCGGCAGCGCGGTGATTAGTTTGGTGTATTTGTCTAACAGAAGGGTGGTAATGCGGTCGTGCTCGGATTTGGGTTGGCCTTTCTTGGCGCTGATGATTTCCTTTCTGCAACTTCGGGCGACTGACCGTAGGGCGTTTTCAGTCGGCGCGTCCATTAAGCAACTCTCCGCTGCCTCTCTGCCCGCGCCAGCCGTTCTGCATCTTCCCGGCACTCCGGCGAGCAATAGCTGGTGCCTGGCTGCGACTTCTCGCCGCAATCCCCATTGCGGCAAACCGGCGACGGCGGATCCGGCAGATTGCGATTCTTCAGCGCTAAAGTGCGCTCCCACTCTTCACGTTTAAAGGCTTCATCGGCTATATCACACATGGTTAACTCCTGAAATTTGGCAAAAAAAAGCCCCGCAATAGTGAGGCTATTAGTTATGATTAAATAGCTAAAAATACAAATTAACTATTTCTGCTAATATCTAGTCAGGTAAGATAATTTTTGTACCGTTCAATTTCACTTTCGTTGAGTTTTGTGATTTTTTTGTTGATATAAACATCGATTATCATGCCGCAGCCTAAAGAAATTAAAAACAAGATTGCAAGGTATAAAATTGTTGACATGGAAATTATGGTTATAGTGTTTTTATTAGTGGCTTTATCTAACTCCTCTCGCTTTTGCGGATCTAACATATATCCACATACAAACTCTTTGGTTTGAGGTTTAATGGTTTGTATTTTTTTTTATTTTATCCTCATCTTTGCATGTTTCAGGTGTTATTTTCCAAGCGGAATTTCCAGGCGGGTTGACCACTTCATTTGGCCTCATCCATACTAAATCATTGGTTTCTTTTACTGTGTAATCAATCCAATATATCGGGCCTTTAATTAAAATTTGAGAGAAGGAGTAAAAAAAGTATAAAAATAGCAAAATAATAATTGTGCCGATAGTGGTGTAGGATATCTTTTGTTTTTTTTGATATGCTTTAGTGCTTTTTTTATACTTCATATAGCTTACCCTTAAAAGCATAGGGTTGATATTTAATTCATCCACTAAAAATTTTTCTTCAGGGTAAACTTTATGAAGCCATGTCCAGCAAGATTTTACAGCGCCGGCAAGCCATTTGAATAATACACCTCCAATCGCAGTAGCTAAAAAAGTATTTAAATTATCTAAAATCATATATGCCTTCTGGTTGACGTTTGCCACTTGTTTTCAAACTAAAAAATAAGTCATCCAAAAGTGTTTATCAACTTTTTTTGATAGCGTATAAAACTCTTCAAGTATTTCCACTTAAAAACACTATTAAGAAGTGGCCAGCTATATACTGGCCTATAGAGTTATTGCACAGCGTTAGAAAGCTCGTCGCGGCGGATGCTGTAAACGTCGGTAGCCATGTCGAGCTTTTCAGTATCAGCGGCCAGCTTGCGGGCGGCGTATTTGTAGAATTTGTCCAGCTCCTCAACGCTCACGGCTTTGCTGGCCGCTTCGGTGAAGTCCTTCAGCAGCTCCTCTGGCGTTCGGTCCGGTGCCTGGCTGGCTTCCGTTGATGCCGCGTCGGCTGGCTTCTGGTTAATCAGGTTGTTCAAATCCTGCCGGGTGCGGGCCGGGGTAACGTCGCGCTCCACGCGCTCTTTCTGCTCAAACTCGTCCGGCGTGTAAACGCCCAGGATAACATCCGGGCAGTAGAGGCGCGCCCAGCGCTTAACGGCAAGATAGGCCAGCTGTTGCTTCGGATCGCTCCCCCACAGCGTGGAGTTTCTTACCTGAGCCTGAGACAAGAGAAGCTCCAGAACGCGCGGTTCATCTTCGCCCTTTAAGGTGGCCCATACCCGTACGCCACAGCCTTTTTCATCATCCATATTCCAGTTCGGCGCTATGTATTTGTTTCCTTTCTGAGACGTCTTCTCAGCAAATTTTCCAATAACGTTTTCCCAGGGGCCGAACCAGTCATAATGAAGCCGGTCTTTTGTCGGTGCCATTGCGGTAATGACAGCATTAACCAGCTGCGCCTCATAGCCGAGGACGCCATTAATAAGATGCGTTTTCTGCGCGACGGCATAGGGGTTCATTCCCCACTGGGCGGCCTGTAATGCCACAGCCATGCAATCAGCGGGGCTACCTGCCAAGTGAGCCGGAACGGTGGCGCGGCCCTTTGCCATAACATCAGCGAATGCCTGAAGCTTTTGCAGGCCTGACGGGCTGAAGATTGCCGCTTTAGTGTCAGCCTCGTTAACCGGGGCGTGGATAATTTCGTTGCTCATACATTGTCCTTTTTCTTCGCCCAGGCCGGGCGGGTGATTTCTTCAATGCCGCCCCAGCTGTCGGTCGTGCGGCATTCGTGATAGGTGTTCAGGCTGCGGCGGAAAAGCTCAAATCCGGCGGCGGTGTCCTCTTCAGCCAGCTGGAAAACGCGCGTGGGGTAGCGGCCGCAGTCGATGGTTTCGCTGACGGCGATGAAGATAAACATGGGGTATTCACTGAAGTGCCGGTAAAAGCCCTCGCGGTACATGGCATCCTGCATGTGGTAGCGAAATTCTTCGACATGGCGCGGAAAGCGATCCATGTCTGCAACTTTCTTCACATCAACGACGACCGGCTGCCCGTTAAGGAACTTGTCCGGCCGGAATCGGCACAGCTCTCCGGTTTCGTCGTCATTCCAGTAAATCGACGCCTCGCAGTGGCCGTCAGCTTCCAGCAGCCAGCGGGCCGCCGGGTGGGCCAGCGCACTTTCGCGCATCAGCTTTAATTTCCGGCCCTGTTCGGCATCCATAACCGTCATGCCGCTGTGCTCGCAGTCCTTCAGGAACTGCTTTTCCTCTTCCTTGCCCGCCGTGGTGCGCCGGTTAAACTCTGGCGCCACGATGAAGCGCTTGTCGAACTCGTCCGGCTCCAGCAGCAGGCAGTGCAGGGCGGTGCCCATGTCCAGGGCTTTCAGCTTTTCCGTATCGACCGGCGCGCTCTGCCGCCATTTGAAAATCGCCGGATTAATCAGGATATCGTCCAGTTGCGATTTACTGACGCCAGCCCCGGCGTGATAGTCCTCGTTGCTGATATCGAGATAGAGGCCCGGTTCCATCAGTGCTCCTCCATGAAGCCAATCTCAATCAGTTGGTCATGTTCTTCAGCCTGCAGGCGTGCCAGCCGATCAACGAAAGCCGCGTATTCGTCCTGAGCCTGCGCCCCACGCAGAAACATGCGTACCTCAACAGGCATATTCAGCATGTTTGCAAAATCAGTAAGGCACTCCGGGTACTGGTTAGCCAGGCTCAGGGCGATAACGTCAATGCGTGAGACGCGCCTGGCCTTCTGCTGCTCTACTGCGTCCTGCTGGTCTTTCAGGCGATCCTGAGCAAGGTAAGCATTCATGGACGCCCCTCCGCTTTGAGGATTTCCCAGAGGCGCTGCAGCCAGCTTTTTCGCGGTGGCGGAGTGAATGACGCGCTGGTCAGAATGTTGGAACGGTGAAACTGGATGGATTTAAAAGCGTCGAAAGTAGGGCCACCCACGCGGGCAGCCCCAGCAGTTGCTAATTGCATGGGGGACTCCTGAATTTTGGTTAAAAAAAAGCCCCGGGAATGTAGGCCGGGGCGGTGCGTTTTAGATGAAAAAATGCAGATGCAATTTTTAGCAACAACTCACGCGTGTTTTTTTCCACAATTTTGGTGTGGTCTAAATTACTCATGAAAATTTGACTTATTTACCGCTTACGCTTGCTGTTATTTCAAGAGCTGCCATGATTAGCTCTCTTGCAAATTAGCACGGCCAAAATAGGAATATTTATGTGCCGTATAGAATTTAAATGCCCTTACTGTGGGGCAAAAAAATTTATTTTTACGACTAACAGTAAAAAGAAAAATACTAGTCATGGGGCTATTTGCTGCGGCTGTGGAAGGCGGGCAACTCCCCGTTGCGTCCTCCTCAACGACCAGCCTCAACACACTGTTTAATCGATAATATCATGTGGCTTGGTTACGTCTTATTTGTAATAAAACGGGCGTGGTATAACGGTATTACGCCAGCCAACAGGCTGTTGATGCAGGTTCAAGTCCTGCTGCCCGTTCCATTTTTATATTCCTGTTTTAGGATTTTTTTATCTTGTAACTATTGGGCTGTAGCGTAAAATTTCTCTTTTGCAAGGGGGTTTTATGAAAAATGTCGTTCTAAGCATGTTGGCTAAAATTTCAAAAATAGATGCCGAAACTAAACAGCTTACGGCTCGTGTAGAAGCGCAATCGCTACTGATCAGTGCCCTTGTATTGGCTGTCAGCAAACAGGGCGGCGTCACAGAGATGGTTGAAAGCGCGAACAAAGCTATCAACACAGTGATTGAATCCGCTGACTCCGATGATGTTCTCAAATCTGATGCGGCCATCCTGCTAGCAGAGCTTCAAGATTTACTCACCATATCAAGAGCTGTAGACCGGGCCGAGCCTGAAATAAATCACGATGGGCTTACCGAAATTGCAGGTCTTTCCACACCATCTAAAATTAGCCAGTAGAAAATTTCCGCTGCCATAGCTATTTGCATTAGATGAGCGGGATTGATTTACCGTTCATCTTCTGGCGTGCATTCGTGATCTGGCCGTAAGGGTTATTCACCTTGCGGTAGGCTGGATTTTCCATGCTGACGAACTCGACTTCCTTCTCAGTTTTCACTCGCCAGTTCGGCGCCTGGGTAACTGCTTTCAGTACTCGATCGGAGCAGCCAGATAGCGCTGCTTCAACCTTGCGGCCTATCCGTGCGTCTCTCTGCTTTTCAGCCCGGTGCGCAGCGGCGCGCGCCAGATTCTTTTGCTTATTGCGTGGCATGGTTGCCTCCTGTAATTGGCTTAGGTGGTTCAACCGACCCGCCCTGGTGTTGGCGTTCTGTTGGTCAGCTGAACCCCAAAGCCAACTTCACTTTGGTGGGGTGTATCACCCTCAGTTCTGAATGTTAAAGAGCGGGCTATCCGTTTCGTAACTGCCAGCGTCCTGCTGATGGAGTTAGTATCACCATTAGTAATTTTATAGTCAACACTAATGGTGATAAATTATTACGAGCGGTGTTGATATTCTTGAATTTAAAAGAAATTTATTTTTTACAGGCGTTGGCTCTCAGGGGGAGGGGGCTTCAAATCGCAGGCGTAAAAAAACCCGCCGAAGCGGGTCTATCCATACTCATGCTGTGTGGAAAAAGCCAAAGGCTAAAGCAGAACAATCTCTCTTGTAACTACAACTCGTCAATGTGTAGTGCGAGAAATATAGACCATCTGATAAAAAATGCCGGGAATTTATAGCCTTTTTTTAAATACAGTGTCATTAACTAATAATTTTATTTATATAAGTTATTATCTTTTCTTATTCACAATATAGAAGCATTAACTACTCCCCATAACGTATCGCAGGCACAAAAAAGCCCGCTCGATGCGGGCTGGGAAAGGTATAAAAAACCCGGCGCGGTGGCCGGGCGATAATCTATTCTTCAAAAAGGTGATTATATTCCCCCAAAGCCATTAGCTCTGGGTCGTAGACAAATCCTTGGCTCTCTATAACTCTGCGCTTCTTATACATCTCAAATTCCTGTCGAGCCTGTTCTATCGCTTGGTTTTTTATATAATCCGTATACCCCGGAAGGACATCGTAATCATTAAGAGTCAGAAGTCGGTCAAGTTGTTTATGTAACGAAGCCATAGTCATGCTTTTTCCTCGCAGGGCCGTAGACTCTGCATAAAGCAAAAACTGTTCAGAAAGCAGATGAAGTTTATAGATTTCGTCTGGTTTTAGGTAATTTTTCCCGACCTTAATTTCCGCCATTGTGGGAAATGAACCTTTCATGGAATACAGGCCCATGTTTTCTGATGTGTGATTTGCTCTATCCTGTATTAGCTTTGAGCTTGTCAACCCTGTTACTGCGTGGTGAAATTTATCCTGCAACAGAGCATAAAATGATTTTACTTCTCGTGACGATGGGTCGTAATCAGATGAGCTGATTTTGAAACATTCCCTCACCTTTTCGTATACTTGCTTTTCCTCAGATCTAATGGCGCGAACTTTTGCGGCAAGCTCGTTAACCTTTTCTGGAGACTCACGTAGCAAGGATTCATTAATTACATAGCCCTGCTGCATGTATGCCTTTAGGGTTTTGTTGCTCCATTGTCTAAATGCTACGGCTCTTTTCGCATTAACACGAAATCCTACAGATATTATTACATCTAAGTTGTAATGGTTTAATGTCCTGCGAACTGACCTGTTTCCCTCATTTCGAACTACCTCAAATTCCTGGGTAGTTGCCGACTCATCTAATTCAGCGTCACGGTAAACATTTGCTATGTGGTATGAGATGGTATTCTCATCTACCCCAAAGAGCGCCGAAATTTCCTTATTGGTAGCCCACAGGTCTTCGGTTTCTTGGTGATAGCGTAGGTCTATTAACTGCTCTCCCTGTCGATAAACAACGATAGTAAGAACATCATTATTCTCAGGCATGCTGATTTCCTTTTACTACCCTGGAAATGAATAACGACCCGATCTACCGCCGGGTTCGCGCTGTGTGTAATCCATCGGCAACTGCCTATAAATCTTTAGTTCGCAATTCTGCGACCTCACCTCACCCAAACGTCTCTTCCGGCCACCGAGTCTACGTATTCAGACTTTCCTCTTTCGATATAGCCATAAGGCTATCACAGCGGCCACGGTAGAGACTGCAGCTTTAGCAGCAATGACCGTAAACTCAAAGCTGTCCATAGCTTCCTCACCATCCCCACTGATATGGATGTGGTGTTCAACCAAGCTGCCTACTAAACTATCAGGGATAAGAACCATTACGGCGAAAAAAACGACAAAGAAAATGATAACTTTCATCTTGCTTCACACTTAGAGAAGTCTGGTACACCCCGAACATCAATCCGACCATAAGCCATGAGGCCTTTGCCACCTGGAACACGAATTTTTTTTCGGTTAAGCAATGATTTTCTTAAGACTTGAAATTCAGACGATTTGTAAAAAGTAACACATCCCCATGATACGCCGGAGCCATCAGTATTAAGAGGATGTAGTCGGAAGCTTCCACGGCGGACACCGTTAACAAAAACATAGTCGCTCATGGTTTCTGCACTATATAGTCCAAACCATTCGGAATGGTGGTTTTTATAAAGGTGGTATAGATCAATTGCTTCTGCGCGTAACTGATTGAGGACGCTCCCCGTTGGCCTGTCGACAATCCAATAAGTGCCGGGTGGAATTGCAGCCTTTTCTATGTCTGAACAGTTGGGTTTGTTAACAAACCGCTCAATGCCTGACAGAACGTCAAAAGAGCCAACACCATAACAATTTAGCTTTAAGGTTTTACCATCTTTAGAAAGCTTTCCATAATCCATCATGCAAATCTGCACTTTAATGCTCCTGAAATTAGCTGTGTAACCTATATCCTTTAACGTAGCTGCCCAAACCAGCCCTATGTTCACCTCAAGCTGCATGCCAATGATTTGACAAATGCTGGCCTATTTAACCAAACGTTTCTTCCGGCCATTGAGCTTTAACCACCTTACCAATGATGCGGATGCAGTGGTCGCAGTCGATCGTCCTGTATGCCGGATTTAGTGGTACTAAGTAACTTATGCCCGAATCCTTATCGTACTTCTTGAACGTTGCCTCTGAATCGCCGTTGGCAGCTGCCACGCAGAAGTCGCCTGGGTTAACCGTCTCTGCCGGATCGACCAGAATCAGCATGCCTTCCGGGAAGCTCGGGCGCACACCCTGCGGTGCCGTCATAGAGTGACCCTTAACCTCAAGCCAGAAAGCTTTCTCGCTGGCCTTCTTCGTCGTCGGCACCCATGCCTTAGCGTCGCTGGCGGTATAGCTACCTACCTCAGCAAAAGGGCCAGCCTGGACGTGTGCAAAGAGTGGGTACTCATACTGTGGCTTCACAGCTGGCGTACCCTGCAATGATGCGTACATATCTGCAATTTCCGTCGCGATGCTAGGGCTGAAATCTTCTACCGAAACACCAAGTATTTTGGCTAGCCTGGCTGCATGGGTCGGGCCGATAGCATTTGAGCCATTCAGCAGTTGCGCCACACCGCTTTGCCCCATACCCATCCGCTCAGCCAGTGTCTCTTGAGACAGGCCAAGAAATTTCTTTTTGTTTTCAAATATCGCTTTCAGCCGATTGGCATCGGCGATCTGCTCTGGTGTTAAGGGTTTCTTTTTCATACTGCCATTTTATAACCGCGAGGAATAATCACCAATCACCGTTAGTGTTGACTGTTTCATTACTATTGGTGATAATAAGTTCTGTTTTTAAGGAGACAACCATGGAAAAACTGCCTTTGTCAGTATTTGTCTCCCGGAACGGGCAAGAGAAGGCCGCTGAGATTTTCAATGTACGTCAAAGCGCCATCAGTAAAGCTCTTTCATCAGGGAGAAATATCACGGTCACCATCTTTGAAAATGGAAAGGTGATTGCCGAGGAACTTAAGCCGTTCCCCAGCAGCAAGCGTGATATTCAGGCCGCTTAAGCAGAACCGCTCTTTATATAATCTGGCCGCGGGTGTTTCACCCCAAACAACAACGTGAAGGCTTACGGTCTTCGCACGTAATTAACTATTCAACATAGAAATCATACGAAATGGAAAACGCAAGTAACAGCAAGTTGATTAACCAAGTGGAGACTGAACTCCGAGCCCGGCTGACGCACAAGGGCCAGCGCGTTCTCGCTGCTGAAGCCGGATGGCATGAATCGAAGGTGAGTCGCTTAAACCTGCGCGATATGGCGACGGTTTTCGTGCTGCTGGAAAAGGTATGGGAGACAAGCCTGATCGCTGAGGTTGCCAGGCAGGCAGTTGAGGCGGTGATAGGAAAAGAAAAAGCCCCGAACTGCGGGAACAGTTTCGAGGCCTGATGCGAAAAGACTGGATCAATTCACAGGAGTAATTATGAGTTCTTTATCACTGCTTTACAAGGCAAAAGACAAAAATGGCACCGAAACGACTGTTAAAAAAACGTTTCTGGTTCCACTGAGCGAGTTGTACGTCGAGCCGGGCTATAACGTCCGTGAAATCGACCAGGAGCACGTTACTGAATTCCGTGATGCGTTTATCGCTGGCGAGTTCGTGCCGCCGCTGGCGGTGCAGGTAACGGAGCAGGGAGTGAAGGTTATTGACGGCCATCACCGCTATTACGGCGCCATGATGGCTACCGATGCCGGGCATGAAGTCGCCAGGCTGGAATGCAAGGACTTCGTGGGAACCGAAGCCGATCGCATTGCTTTCATGGTTACCAGTTCGCAGGGTAAGGCGCTGGCCCCGCTCGAACGCGCGGCGGCATATCAGCGCCTCAGCAATCAGGGATGGGAAGCTGCGGAGATAGCGAAGAAGGTAAAGCGCTCCGTGGCCGATGTGAATTATCACATGCAACTGCTGGAATGTGGTGACGGCCTGATCGCAATGGTCAAATCCGGCGAGGTGGCCCCGACAACGGCGGTGGCTCTTTCCCAGCAGCACGGTGCCGCAGCGGAATCAGTAGCGCTGGCGCAGATGGATAAAGCCCGCGCGGCCGGAAAGAAGAAGCTGACCAAAAGCGATGCTATGCCGCAGTTCAGCGCGAAGAAAGCGCGACGCCTGGTTGAGCTGCTGTGCGACGCAGAACTGATTGAGGTGGAAGGAAATCCGGCCCTTAGTATTGAGCAAAAATATATCAGCGAGATCAACGATATTATTCGTGCCTACACGTCATCTGACGGGAGGGGCAATGAGTAATGCGCTCGCCAATGTCACACCAATCAGGCCCGACCTGCGGGCCGTGGAGCAACGCGTGGCTGACACAGACGATGGTTATACCCGTCTGGCAAACGAGCTACTGGAGGAGCTTATAGGCGCTAACCTGACGAGGAATCAGGCAAAAGTCGCCTTTGCTGTTTGCCGGAAAACATACGGCTTCAACAAGAAAACGGATCGTATTGCTGACAGCCAGATAAGCCAGTTGACGAAGCTGCCCAGGCAGAAGGTGAATAAAGCTAAAAACGAGCTTATCGCTATGAAAGTGTTGGTAAAAGAAGGGCTTTCTATTGGGCCTAACAAGAACCTTTCAGAATGGTCAGTTCCGGAGTGTCACTATGATGGTGTCACTGTCACCAAAACGGTGACAAAAAGTGTCACCAAAACAGTGACAGGGTTGTCACCAAAACAGGGACACACAAAAGACACTAATACAAAAGACAAGAAAGATAATAAATATACGTCCGAGAATTCTGGCGAATCCTCAGACTCACCTCAGGGTAACCTTCCAGTTATCCGAACTGACGCAGCGATTCAGTCACCGAAGGGGGACAAGTGGGGTAACGCTGACGACCTGAAAGCGGCCGAATGGATTTACAGCCGGGTAACTGTCGTCTCACCGACAGCCAGCAAGCCAAACTGGGCAGGATGGGCCAACGATATACGCCTGATGCGCAGCGCACTGGCAGTCAGCCACCTTGAAATCTGCGAAGTATTCAAATGGGCCAACAGCGATCACTTCTGGCAGACCAATATTCTGTCGCCCGTAAAGCTGCGCGGAAAGTGGGACACGCTGAAAGCACAGATGAGCCAGCCTGGACGAAACAGAGCCAGCCAACCTAACGAGCCAGTCGAGCACTGGAACGACCGTGAAGCATGGGAGAGAGAATTCATATGAGCAATCTGACCCACATCATCGCAAACCGCGATGCTGGTGCGCTGTCCCTTATGGCCGCAAACCAGCCGGAACCAGCCCGCATGGTTAATCCTGACGCCGAGAAGATGGTCGATGCACTGTTTAAAAATCTGAAGCAGGTCTTTCCGGCATCGGTCAACACGACGTTCCGCAACCCGGCTGACGAGGTTTCGGCAAAACGCCAGTGGATCGCCGCTTTTGCTGAAAACGGGATAACCAGCAGGCAGCAACTTTCAGCCGGTATGCAGCACGCCCGCACCAGCGAGTCTGCTTTCTGGCCGTCGCCGGGGCAGTTTATCTCATGGTGTAAAGCTGGTTCGATCCGGGCCGCCGGTCTGCCAGACGGGGACGAACTTTATGAGATGGTGCTGGACTACAGCGCGCGCCGTGGACTGTATGACAGCGCGGAGGCATTCCCATGGAAAAGCAATGCTGCTTACTGGATGGTCACAAAGCTTTATTCGCAGATGCGCTCACAAAACCTGACTGAATCGGAGCTGTTGAAGCGGTGCGAGAAAGAGCTTAAGGCCATGTCGGTTCGCATCGAGGCAGGCGAGCCAATTCCGGCGCCAGTCGTTCAGATTCCGAAATTACATATCCCCGTGGGTAACGAAAAGGGCCTGAATAAAATCGCGGAAATTCGGCAGAAGCTGGGCATGCGGAAGGTGCGCGCATGAGCAACGTAACGCAGCTGCTAATCGAACCGCCATTGCTGAGTACGGCACGAAAGCTGGCGCTGTCTGTCATCAATCTCAGTGAAAAGCAGAATCTGACGCTGGCCCAAGCTCAGGACACCATACACGCAATGGGCATGCTTGCACGCGAAGCTCACGATTACATCGTTGATGCTGAATTCGGACGGAGTAAACCAGAAAGCAAAGGAGGAAGGTGATTTAAAAGAATAGCTATGTGGACGTGTTGTTATCATTTATTACTAATTAGTTTATTTTTGCATAAGTAAAGCTATTCTTTTTATGCAACATAATGATTACATTGTTGTTAAAGTTACTGGCTTCCTGAACATATGAGGGTGTCATGGACAGTAGATTCGTAGCGGTTATTGCTCTTGAAGGTAAAGCTCTTGAATGGGCAGCGTTAAAATCTATTGGTGGCAAATGGCCTGAGCACACACCAGGACGCTGGGATAAAGCAGGTTACTTGATAGAGAATCTGCATATTTATGTCAGCGCGGGAGGACGGAAAAACATGTTCATAGCTTTTATTGATGAACGTTCTCCCTCTGTAGGGTTTGATTTGCCAGAAGCCGTTTTCAGAGCCGTTGTTCAGTCAGTAATGGGTAACATAGTTTTCATACCCGGTTCAGTTTTTCAGGACGATACAAACCAAAATTTATCAGGAGGAAAATATGACAGCTGAAATTATCTCAATTAAGCCTCGTGCGGATCATCTGTCTGAAGTAAGCGCAGGTCTGGCACTGCTAAAAATGTTCCACAAAACCGGCGGCCACAACCATCAAACTATTGAGCTGATTATGGCGAAGATGGAAGATGACCTGGCTAAGGCGCAGGAGACCATCAACCGGAGGTGAGCCGTGCAGGACTTTTGTTTGCACAAATCCACCCTGGGGCAGTTTACCAAACACATCTTCGACCTCGTCTCTTCCGGCAAACGCTGGCGCATCAAAATCACAGAATGGCGTGATCAACGCACTATCCCTCAGAACTCCTTACAACACTTGTGGTACGCAGAGCTGAGCGCTTATCTCATCAGGCGCGGCAAGCCCTTTGCGTCCCCGGCATGGGTCAAGGATGCGATGAAGCACACCTATCTGGGTTACGAAGAGCGCGTGATGGTCGACGTGGTTACAGGTGAAAGAACTCAGGTACAAACGCTGCGGCACACAGCAGACCTCGACACAGGCGACATGCACCACTACCTCACACAGGTGGAAGCATGGGCGCTGAATGTGGGGTGCAGGCTGACGGTTCCGGCTGATAGCGAATACAATCAACTCAGAAAAAGACAGGTCGCATGATGAAGGCAACCGCTAATAAGCCAAAGCGACGGCGCTGTAAAATATGCCGTGAATGGTTCCACTACCAGGATTTCAGAACCTGGTGGTGTTGCCCTGAACATGGAGCGCGATTTGCTCTTCAAAAAAGGGAGGCAGACCGAGAGAAGAAAAGAAAGGACGAAGCGCAGCAGGAAAGACGAAGCATTAAAATCCGCAAGCTCGCAGTACAACCCCTCAGTTACTTCCATAAGCAAGCCCAGGCAGCCTTTAACGAATTCATCCGCACCCGCGATGCCGGGCAGCCCTGTATCAGTTGCGATCGCAACACAGGCGCGAAGATGAATGCCGGTCACTACCGCACGGTAGGCGCCAGTAAAGAAACCCGTTACGACGAAAGCAACTGCCACATCCAGTGCGAGCACTGCAACTCGTATCTCTCCGGCAATATTGGTGAATACAAGCCAAGGCTCATAGCGAAGATTGGGCGGGCTGCTTTCGATCGCCTTATAGGGCCGCACGAGCTGAAGAAGTGGACACGGGAAGAATTGCATGAGCTGGCAACTCACTATCGGCGGAAAACCAGAGAACTGATTAAACAAAGGAGCAAAGCGGCATGAGTCTTGAATCAACTGTAAAATACCATTTCCCGAAAGGCCAGAGTTTCAGCGGTACAGCGCCAAATACCTCTCCGGATACGCTTACAGGTACTGATTACATTGCCGGGATGGGAATGGCAATGGCTCGCGCCCCACTGGGGTACAGCGCATTTATGGGAAAAGTAGGGGTAAGCAAGAACGACGCACGGCGCGCCGTTTCCCTGTTAACTGAATATGCACTTCAAACCTGCGACAAGGTTGCCGCCTTACGCAAACTCAACAGCAAGATTAAACCAGCAGTTATGCAAGTGCTCGCAAGTTATGCTTACCTGGACTATTGCCGCAGCGCGGCCAGCTTGAAGCCGTGCGAGTGCTGCGGTGCTACCGGCTTTATAGCGGCGGAAGTCGTGACGATGAAATCCATGCTTTCCGGTCACGGCCGTCGTGAGGTACGCGAGCAAATTCGGGTGCGTTGTAAAGCATGTGCTGGCAAAGGTGTAATCTCCTCAGCGTGCCGGGATTGCAGCGGACGTGGTCGCGTAGTTATGCGAAAAGAAACCGAAAGGCAGGGTGTTCCGGTAATGGGTGACTGTAAGCGCTGCTGTGGTCGTGGTTATGAACGCATTCCGGCAATAGAAGCATACAGGGCTATCTGCACGATAACTGAAAATATCAGCCTAGCAACATGGGACAGGAGCGGGAAGCCGTTTTACGATCGGCTAATCGGAAAGCTCGAGGTTGAAGAGTCATGGGCTAATACCACATTAGCCAAGTTTATTGTATAGAGTGGTATGAAGTAGCTTGTTATTTTATCGCGAGCTATTTACTTTTCAGTAAGCTGGGGGTATATTTCCTAACAGTTGAAGTTGCGTGCATTGTTAAACGTATTATTTAAAGAAAGCCCTGGCCTGACCGCCGGGGCTTTTTCTTTCTGGGGCTTTTTTGGTGTACTACAATGATAGTCGTGGTGAATCCCCCTTTGCGGCGGGGCGTATCAGTTAACATTCTTCTGAATGATGTCAGTAAACAAGTCACGCAAGCTTCTGAACTGGGGAGTTTACCGGGAGGCACCCGGCACCACATCTATCAACTGAACTGACAATAATACCGAGTTGGGCGGGCGCCTGTCATTTTGCAGGGTTCAATCAGAGCAGTTTTCAGCCCCTACTTTAGTCCAGTTGAAGTTATCTCAGATGCCAGGCACAATGCCCACAGATTAGATGTTTTAATCAATGCTACAAATTGCCTGGAACATTTATCTCTTTTCTGCCACAGATGAGAGAATCAAAAGGCAAAAAAATAACCCCACTTCATTAGTCGTTGGAGACAAATTAGGTGAAGTGGGGGTGCCAATACGGCCAACACCAGGGAATACCCATAAGAATAATCTAGAAAAAGCAAAAATAATAATTTTTTTGATACACAGAGCCCGCTTTTGCGGGCTTTTTTGTGCCTGCGATTTGTACCTTCAAAACCAGCCTTAAGGTTTTCCTCCTACTTTCAAAAAATTAACTATAAGCCGCCATCCTGCTGACGGCCGGAATCAAATGTATGCCGCCAGAAAAGGATCCGGGCTTTTGGGCCAGCGTACTGCTGTGGCTCTACAGCCACAAAACAGAATGGGGATATGCCGGAGTAGCGGGCATGTTTTCACTACTACGCAGTGCTTATGCAAAAAGTCCCTGGAGTAAACGAGTGCTGGATGCTGTTTCATGCAGCGCCCTGGCATTTTTCGCCGCGCCCACGCTTCAGGTTATAGGCGCATTACTCAACTGGAACGTACCGGACGCGGCCGCGCAGGTATTCGCGATCTATATCGGCTATGTCGGCAACGACTACATCAGCGCCAGGCTTCACAGCTGGATAGCCACGAAGACGGGAGGCACGAATGAAAATCAGCAATAACGGCATTGCATTTATCAAGCATGAAGAGGGCGAGCGGCTGC